CCAAATACCTATGCGGGTCTGTTTGGTAACAAATATATTGCGGCCGCGTTGTTGTCGGGTGAAACCTTGGCAAAAGAACTTATCACATTGCACCCCAATGTAGCATTCAAAGAAGTTATCCGTAACTACCAAAATTCAGTTGTTATCGCTTCTGCATCTTGTGACTTTACAGATTCTTCATCTGTGACTTTGGGTGAATATGTGTTGACCACAACCGAAAAGCAAGTGAACTTACAACTTTGTAAGAACGAATTGCGTACAACTTGGGAATCAGCACAAGCGGGTTTCAGTGCATTTGAGAAATTACCAGCAACATTTGAAGAATTTTTGTTGGCTCAAACTGCGGCGGAAGTTGCACAAGCAAACGAATTGGGTATTTGGAAATCTAACCTTTGGTATGATTCCGCAATCGTAGCGGGTCAAGACGGAATGGTTGGTTATTTGATTGATAACTCTGCAGTCGTTCGTCCATTCTCGGGTGCAACAAGTGGATCAAATGTTGTTGCTCGTTTGCAAGAAGCATTGGATTACTCACCCGCTGCATTGTATGGCAAAGAAGGTTACCAATACTATGTTGGTCCATCTACCATGAAGGCATACCAAGCGGCGTTATCTGCGGGTAACTACAACTTCCAATTCTATGTTGGTGAAAAGCCAATGAACTTCCAAGGTATTCCCGTTACCATGTGTCCAGGTCTTAACGACTACGATTGTGTATTGGGTATGAAGTCAGATTTGCACTTTGGAACGGGATTGTTGAGCGATTACAACGAAGTGAAGGTTATCGACATGAGCGATATCGATGGTTCACAGAATGTTCGTGTAATCATGCGTTTCACGGGTGGTATCATTGCTACAAACCCAACCCAACAAGTTGTAATTAATGTAACCTAATCCGATAAGGAAAATATAAACTTGGGGTGGGCATAAACACCCACCCCTTTTTTTTAACCAAGATAATAGAAAAGATATGCCAAGTTGTGGAACTTTAGTCGGAAGATACGAACCTTGTAAACAATATGTCGGTGGTATCAAAGGTGCGTTTTTTATCCCCTTTGAATTTGCAAATACCATCGTAACAGACGGAGCGGGTTTGATTACTCAAATCAATAATGGTGCAACTCCACCCGTAAAAGTAACGGGTTACTTTTGGGAGTTGAAAGGATTGTCTACATTGGAAACAACCATCACCGCATCACGCGACAATGGAACAACCATGTATGAGAGTATTTTCACCTTATCATTCAAACCAAGTGGGCTTACACCTGCTGCGGGAGATTTAGACATGGATTCAATCCAAACTTTGTCCAAGGGCAGATGGCAAATTGTCATTTGGGACAGAAACGACCAATTTTGGTTGATTGGTCAAACCTTAGGTTGTGATGCCAACGGCGGATCATCTTCATGGGGTGTACAAATGGGTGATGCCCGTTTGAATACAATTACCTTTTCAAGCCAAGAAAAAACACCACCATCACCAATTGATGCGGACAATTACACAGAATTGTCAACGAGTGTTATTATCGTGTCAACCGCACCTTAATTTTAATTATATTTCTATGTTTAAGCCCTCACCATTCGGTGGGGGTTTTTCATTTATAACAAAAAATGTATTTCGCGTTTTATAACTATGCACATCAATAACGCATCCACCAATATCAATTTCACATCCTTTGTGGAATTTACGGGTGTATCAACGATTGAGGTGTGGCATAAGCCCACCAAAACAATGGTAACGGCTACAAGTACCCCAAGCAAGTTATATTCGTTCTACACAATGAATTTGCCCGTTTTAACGCCTATCAATTTAGTGGCTAATAATACGGATGAGATATTAATTCGTGTATTCAATGCAAATAATTTGGTGTGGGAGTATTTAGGGTATTGGATTGTGGGAACTACAAACATCAACAACACATGGAAGGATTGGGATACCACCGCCCCCGTGTCACCTAATTGGATAACACTATGAGTTTAGAATTTATACAACTACAATCATACACCGCACCATCAATCATTGAGCAAAAGAACAAAGATTGGGTGCAATATGGTGACGATAACAATTATTATCAGTATTTGATTGACTTGTATCATGGTTCACCAACCAATAATGCGTGTATAAAAGGCATTGCAGACCAAATTTATGGCAAGGGATTAGAGGTGACAAGCACATCAAGGAACTTACCAGGTTACATTGAGTTCAAAACCATGTTTAGTGCTGATGATTTACGGGCGGTTATCATGGATTTGAAAATGTTAGGCCAAGCATCGTTTCAACTTATCAAATCAAAGGATAAGAAAAAGTATGTAAAGGCCAAGCACTTTCCACAACAAACACTTCGCCCCGCCAAGTGCAACGACAAAGGCGAGATTGAAAAGTATTATTATTATCCCGATTGGGCCAATATCAAGCGTGGAACACAACCAACAGAGATAAGGGCATGGGGTTACGACCAAAACGCGAACGAATGTATACTAACCATCAAACCATATTCAACGGGTTCGTTTTACTTCGCACCCGTGGACTACCAAGGCGGTACGCAATATGCAAACTTGGAAGCGGAGATATCGAATTTCCACATCAACAACATCATGAATGGTTTGGCACCAAGTATGTTGATAAACTTCAACAATGGGCAACCACCCGCCGAGGTTAAAGATACAGTTGAATCACAAATCAAAGCCAAGTTTGGCGGATCGTCCAATGCGGGTCGTTTTATTATCAGTTGGAACGATGGCAAGGATTCAGCGGCGGACATTACCCCAGTACAATTAAGTGATGCACACAACCAATATCAATTCCTAAGTTCTGAATCAATGCAAAAGGTTATGATATCGCATCGCGTGGTATCGCCGTTGTTATTGGGTATTAAAGACGGAACGGGATTTGGTAATAACGCGGATGAATTAAAGTCGGCATCCATCTTGTTTGACAATGTGGTTATCAGACCTTTTCAACGATTGGTTATTGATGCGGTTACCAAGGTATTGAACCACAATGGTTACAACCTTAATATGTATTTCAAGACCTTACAACCGCTTGAATTTACTGATTTAACTGGTAATGTAATTGATGATGAAACACGCGAGGAAGAAACGGGCGTATCGTTGTCATTAAAAAAAAAGATTGATTTAGCGGACATGACCATCGCGGATGAAGATTCGTGGTTGGAACATTTGAAAACCCGTGGGGAAATAATTAACGAAGAGGTGTGGGAACTCATTGATGTTACAGAAGTTACGGATGCGGATGAGGAACTAAGATTTAACATGGCGTATGAAAACCCCAATAAAAAAAGTGGTGATGATAAAGGGGTTTACAAAATCCGTTATCGGTACGGCCCTAATATCGTGGCCGACAATTCAAGGCAGTTTTGTAGTACAATGGTTCAAGAATCCAAAGGGGGAGTAATTTATCGCCGTGAAGATATTTTGACAATGGGGGATGCGGGAGTGAACGGACAATTTGCACCAAGCGGACAAAGTTCATATTCCATTTGGAAATACAAGGGTGGTGTTAATTGTCACCACAGATGGGAACGATTGACATTCAGACGGAAGCAAATCAAGGGTAAATTTTTACCCAAGCAACCAGGCGAAACGGGTGAGAACCGAGATTTAGAAAATTACAACGAAGTATCAAATAAGAGTGCCAACGCTGCGGGGGTTCCATTTTCACCTAGTGGATGGGAAACGGCATCAACACGCCCAATTGATATGCCAAACAAAGGTTCATTAAAAAACAAATAAGATGTACGCAAACGATGATGTATTATTAATCACCAAGGAGGACATATTCAAATACACCCAATTGAGTGGGAATTTTGATGTGGATAAAATAACCCCATTTATTAAGATAGCCCAGGACATCCAAGTTCAAGAATTGTGCGGTACTGTGTTGTATCGTAGGTTGTTGGATGATGTAAAGGCAAACACCTTAGCGGGGTTTTATCTTTTGTTGGTTGAACACTATTTGCAACCTTTGTTGATCCATTACGCCATGAGTGATTTGTTGTTATTCCACGGGTATGAGGTAACCAATGGTGGTATCGTTCGTAATTCCCCCGAGAATACACAGTTACCAAGCAAGGAGGAATTGGACACCATTGTCCAAAGACAAAGAAACATCGCAGAAACTTATCGGAGGCGTTGCGTGGATTACCTATCGTATTTCCCACAACGATATCCAGAATACACCGCCAACCAACAAGCGGGAGAATACCCAAATAGTAACCCATCGAATTTCGTTACATGGAATTTGTAAAAAAGACATATAAACCCAAGGAGGAAAAGGTCAAGAAATTGACTACCTACATAACGCAATTGAAAATCGTTAATGCGGTCAAATGTGATTTGTTTACAAAAACAACCAAGATAATCGCCATTATGATATTCTTAACGGGGTGTTCGGCCGAATGGCACTTAAAAAAAGCCATCCAAAAGAACCCCGCTATGGCACAAACATCAACCCACACCATTGATACGCTATTTGTAACCGATTCTGTGAGCATTACAGACACTTTCACAACAAAAACGATTGATACCATCACAATTGAAAAAGACGGCGTTAAAACGATTGTTTACAGAAACCACGATGTTATCCGAGTTCAAACAGTTGTAAAGGCCGACACCATCAGATACACCAAAACAATTCAGTTACCCGCACAAATAAAGTACACGGAACGCGTAAAGGTTCCACAATGGATTGGATTAACTTTGTTTTTGGGATTAATTTTGTTAATGATAATTATAAAACGATGAGCGATTGGGGTCAAGAATATAACAACAAGTCAGCACCATCGCAAGGATGGAAAACACCATCACGGAGTTCGCCACAAGGGGGCGGAACGCGGGGGTGTTTATGCAAGAATGAAAATAAGTATTCACGAAAGTGTTGCGATGGGTCATTATGGGCGCAAGGGATTGGAAACATCACACGAAGCCCCGTGTTTACAAATGAGCAATGGCAAGGAATCACTACAAAGTGGGAAGAAATTAACGAAACTTGGAATAATATATAAGATATGGGAATTTCATTAACGGGTTTAACACCCGCAACAACATACGACGCCTTGATTAAGGTAGGCGATAACGGACCAATCGATGCAACATTAAAAGTGCTATCCGATGGATTAGGTACAAACCTACCAATGGAGGCATCCACCACGGGTGTAAATTTCACGGGTAATTTAACGCAAAGCGGAACGGCATTGCAACCCGTGTTGGTCAGTGGTACCAACATCAAGACCATAAATTCCACATCAATTTTAGGAAGTGGGAATATCTCGGTGGTAACATCACCAAGCGGTGTTGCGGGTGCTATTCAGTTTAGCAATGGAAGTGCGTTTGCAAGTGATGCGGCTAACTTGTTTTGGGAGGATACCAATAATAGATTGGGGATTGGCACTAATGCCCCTATAAACAATTTAACAGTAATTGATTCAACATCGGGAAGCACAAGTGGAGATAAAGGAATAACGGTTGGCAATTCTCATACTGCAAATGTTTTACGTTTTGGTTCATATTTTAACGTTGGGGTAATTTCGGTACCAAGTGGTCCATTAATGCTACAAACACCCGCTTCAAACAAAGGGGTTTCTATTTCAACGGGTTACTTAATTCCAACTGCAATGGCACACATTCAAGGCAGTGGCTCAACATCCGCCACTACATCGCTTTTGGTGCAGAATAGTGCGGGGACGGCAACATTGACCTCAAGGGATGACGGCAAAATCCTTATTAGAGATTATATTGCGGGAGTAGGGGAAAATGCATATTTGAGATTGAACAATTCCAATGGCTTTGAAGGTGGGTACAACGAAGGAAGCGGTGGTTCATTTCAAGCGGGTGGCTCAACGGTGAACCTTAACATTGGAGGAAGTAAAATTTTACAAGGTTATTCGGGTGGTATTTCAATTGGAAAAGGTGCATCGAATCCCGTTGCATCTGCTCAATTAGAAGTATTCAGCACAACAAAAGGATTTTTGCCACCCGTTATGACAACAACCCAAAAGAACGCCATCGCATCACCCGCAGCGGGATTGGTTGTTTACGATTCCACATTGGGAAAACTTTGTGTTCGTACGGCATCAGCGTGGGAAACAATAACATCACTTTAATTCTATAATTTTGTAAATATATGAAAGCAATTCAAATCAATACAAGCGTAAACCTAACAAGCGGTTTATCAATTCCATCGGGTTCAGTATGCGTAATCGCCCATTAAAAAATCGTATCTTTGTGTATGGCAATAGTTTACAGACATATTAGATTAGACAAGAACCAACCATTTTACATTGGTATTGGGAAAACTGAAAAACGGGCTTACACGAGATTTTCAAGAAATCCAAGGTGGAAACTGATTGCCAAAAAAACCGATTGGAGAGTGGACATTCTATTTGAAGATGTTTCAATGGATTTTGCAAAGGAAAAAGAAATAGAATTAATTGCATTGTACAAACGATATGAGGATGGCGGATCGTTGTGTAATTTAACCAAAGGCGGTGATGGTGTTACGGGCTATGTGTTCACAGAAGAAGCAAAGAAAAATGTTAAAGCCAACACCGCCAAAGGAGAGAATCATTACAGATATGGAAAGGGTATGCCACCCCATGTTATGGAAGCGTTGGTAAATGCAAATAAAGGAAAGCCATCACATAGCAAAGGCAAAAAACGACCAGAAATAAGCGGAATAAACAATGTTCGTTCTAAACCACTTTATTGTGAAATGACAGGAATGTTTTTTGAATCATTTACCGATGCGGCGAATTTTTTAGGAATGCCAAGTTATCAAATTGTCAATATGTTCAATGGTAAAAATAAAAATATCACATCACTAAAATTATACAAAAATGAAACTTATACAAATTAACACCCCCGTAAATTTGACATCGGGATTAAGCATCCCAAGTGGATCGGTTGTTGTTATTGCCGAAGGATATTCGGATAACAAATCACAAAAAGACGGAATCATCCCCGCCCAAATCGCAACCTTTGTTTTTGCAAGTGTACAAGCATTGGCAGAAGGCAAAGCCCCGATTCAAGGGATTGAAGATTTTAACACCACTTTTTCCAACCTTGAATTATCGGTGGTATCGTATGAAACAATCCCAGCGGAATCATTGTTGGTGAATGCCGTGTACGATGCATTGGTATCCATTTATGGTGCGGAGAATGTGGAACAAATAACCATCTAATCGTTTTATAGGCAATGACCGCCGTCAAGAAAACCCCCTCGCCAATCCCTGTCAGCTTTGAGCAATTTCGTAAGAATCCAGTTGCTGCCGTTGCTTTTTGTATGTTGTTGGCTGTGTCTTATTTGTATATGGACTTGCGTTCGGGGTATAAGGAACAGATTGAAAAAGCCAATTTCAAGATTGAAGCGTTGGATGTGAAGATTGATAAATTGACCTACGCATTGAAACGATCCGATTCGTGCTTGGCATCCGCCATGACCGAAATCCGTATTATGCAAACAATGAAAAAACTATGAGAACGGCATTGTTAGTTTTTACCGCCCTATTTATGACGGCTTATGTGTTCACAATTGCAAACGCAAAACAAAGCCCCACAATCGACGAAATAGATGCGTTGCTTAGCAAGGTATCAAAAAATGTAGAAAGTGCGGGAGAAGTCACCAAAATGGCTCAAACGATGAATGCAAAGATGGTTGAATCCAAGGTTGCGGAAAAGGAAGCGTTAAAAGAGGATATTGTCAAGGCACAAGCCAAGGCGGAAAAGTATGCAAAGACCATGATGTACATGGGTATCGACACGGCAATGGCGGACATGGACACGGCATCAATTGAAAATATGTTACGATTAAACGGAATGAAATAATGGCAAAGGCAACCAACACATCGACATTTCGTGCAAAGCCCAAAAATAAGTTGGGCAGACATACAAAGCACATCAACAAACACAAATCAAAAAAAGCCAGTAGAGGCCAAGGATAATGAAAAAGATATTAGAGATTTTCAAAGGTGACCAAGGTCAATTCAGTTCAAAGCGTTTCGTGGGGATCATCGGGGCGTTTGTGCTATTTGGAACGATGGCACACAATTCAATGTCACCCCAGGAGATAGCACCATCCAAAGAATTGGTGGAAGCGGTGGAATGGGTAACGATTTTAACATTGGGATTTACATCAATAGATAAATTTAGCAAGAAGGATGAAAACTAAACAAGTACATTTTAGGTCGTACAATTACGAAAAGATTGAAAAGAAACAAATCTATTTACACCACACGGCGGGTGGACCAAGTGGCGAACAAGTGTTTCAGTTTTGGGAATCACAAGCCAACAAGGTTGCAACTTGCGTATCCATCAGCAATGACGGAACAATCGTGCAAGGTTTTGGAAGCGAGTGTTGGGCGTATCATTTGGGATTAGGTACAAAGCACTTTATGAGCCAGGGGTTGCCATACCTTCCGTTGGATCGTTCATCCATTGGTATTGAGATATGTAATTACGGACCATTAACACAAAAAGGTGGTAAGTATTATAATTATGTAGGTGGTGAAATCAAAAAGGACGATGTAATTGAGTTGGAGAAACCATATAAGGGTTACAAGTTATGGCAGAACTACACGGATGCACAAATCGAATCCGTAAAGGAGTTGTTGATCCATTGGAATACCAAGTACGGTATTGATTTGACTTACAATGAGGATATTTGGGAAGTGAGCAAACGGGCATTGAAGGGCGAGGAAGGTGTATTTACACACAATTCGGTTAGACCAGACAAGGCGGATGTGTACCCACACCCCAAGTTGATTGCAATGTTGAAGTCACTCACAAAAAAATAAGGTCATTCACAAAGAAAGTGGGTTAATTCTCACTTTTTTTTAATCTTTTTATATTTGTAATTTGGAATTTACAATTAATACCCCCATCTTTGTTATATAAATATGACAAACGAACACAAATTTACTCGACTTAATGGCATCACGGGATTTGGAATGGCCGAATACAAGTTTGAAATTATGGTTGGTGACAAAAGATTTGTTATCACCAAACTAATTGAAGGCGAGTGCAAGGGATTGTGGCAGTTATACGATGCCACAAGTGGATATTGCGATGAATGTATTTGTATTGATTGCCAGTTGAGATTTATCAAAGACGAAATTCGTCATGGCATTATTGAAGATTACATTCAAAACAAATACAACTAATAACATGGATATGACAATCAACATTTACGAGTGTGTTTATCGCACAGAACAAGGCAAAGAATTGTACACGAAAACTTGGTATGCACCGACATGGGAACACGCTTATCGCATGGCTGAAATTTATCGCACAGTCACTTTACACGATGCGTTTGATTTTATTTTACAACGCATTTAATTTGGAATCTAAAATTATTTAACCTATTTTTGAAAAGACAAATAACATGGATATAATTTACTTCATTCTACTTACACCCGTTGCGGTGGTTGTTTCCTTCCTTGGATGGAAGTTGAGACAGTACAAAAATGACATTAACAAATTACCAGAGGCCAAGCCATTCGAGTTTGAGCGGGACCAATACATTCCGCATTTTGATGAGTACACCCAAACATTGTATCAGTTTAAGACGGGAAAAAAATGAACAATCAATTATTAATTTGGACCCCCGAACTTAACAAGTTGCGGGAGGTATTAGAAACCAACAAGCATTTCAAACACATCAAGATTATTGAGATGCACTATGAATCGGAGTTAATGGATTTATGGCGTATCACATTTAAGGATGATTTGACATTGTGGGATGGTTATGAATTAGGAAAAGAATGTAAAATTATATGACAACACACGAAGCGTTAGAGCAAGTATTCAGCAAATCAAACAAAGAATTATCAGAGGTATTGCAAACCAATTACAACACCGTTACCACATGGAAATTTCAATTCAAACGGAACGGGTTATCAATGGAAAAACAATTTGAGATTTTAGAGCAATTAAACTACACATTAAAAAACAAAATAATATGGAACAAACAAAAAGAAGTGCGGTAACCAATGTCACCGCCAACGGATCATTCGATGGCCAGTATGGCACATTGTACAAATTTGAAATCACCTTTGCCAATGGCGATTCGGGTGAGTATGCGAGTAAGTCAAATCCACAAACCAAATTTAGCGTAGGGGTTGAAACGGATTACACGATTACGGACAGAACATTTAAGGACCGCATTTATTACAAGATTGCACCCGTAATGGCACAACCAGGGGCAACGCAACAATTCACACCAAAGGCCAAGGACCCCGAAACGGGCAAACACATCATGCGTATGAGCGTGTTAAAGGTTGCGGGTGACCTTGTTATCAACGGTGACATTAAACTGCATGAGATACTATCCTATGCCCAAATTTTTGAGAATTTCGTGAACAATGGTGTTGACACTTTGCAGAACGCGAAGCCAACAACTTACGATGCCAATGACTTACCATTTTAGAATGGTAATATAATTTTGAATCTACCTTTTTAATCCTTACATTTGTGATATGAAAGTAAAAAATTGTTTTGTTTGCCAAGTCATAAAGCCGTTATCGGATTTTTATGTACACTCAAAAATGGGTGATGGTTATTTGAACAAGTGTAAGGATTGCACAAAGGAACAAGTCAAAAAGCGTGAGCAAAATTTGCGTAACGATAAGGAATGGTTAAAAAAAGAAAGAGAAAGGTCAAGAGAAAAATATGTTAGGTTGGGTTACAAAGACAAACACAAGCCAACAAAAGAATCTAAAAAACTTGCAATGTCTAGATATAATCAAAAGTTCCCAGAAAAGTATTACGCAAAAGTAGCCTCACAAAAATTAGTTAAAATTGAAGGGTATCATGTGCATCATTGGTCTTACAACGAAGAACATTACACAGATATTATTTACTTAACCATTATTGAACACGCATTAGCACACCGACACATGATTTATGACCAAGAAAGAAAAATGTATAGAAAAATTGACACTATGGAATTATTAGATAACAAAGAACAACACGAACAATACATTAAAAATTTACCTTTCTAAACAAACAAGATATGACACAACAACAATTATTTAGCCAGTTCACGGAGGGTGAATTGGCTACCTTGAAAAAGGCAACGGAGATTTTGGGCAAGTTATTTGGCGATGCATCTTTAAACACAACCAAACCAAATGTTCAACTTCACACATCTACACGGAATTTTCTTGACTATGTTCAAAGAGAATTTGGAAACGAATGGATTGAGCGAAAGCATCCAATCCTTCAAAAAATTATGCGTGAACACTATGTTAAAGATTTGTACACGATGCTAAGGCAATATGATAAACATAACCTTGTGGAAATCGTCAGAAATGACAACAAAAATCAAAACATTGCTAAATTCCGATTTGTATGACAAACGATATTAGCAAATTGGCAAACATGATGATTGAAGTGGAGGGGGGCGAACGATGCCCCCTTGCATTCCACATCCACTTAAAAGAAATGGCGGAAGCCATCAAGGAGTTTCAAGACCAGGTAAAACCATTGGCATTAACCGAGGCCGTAAAATGGCATGGTCAAGTGTACTTAGGTTATGAGATAACAAAGAAAGCGGGTGGGGGTCGTTACAATTATGACCATATACCCGAGATAATTGAATTAAAGAACCAGGTGAAGGAGTTGGAGAAACAAGCCCAATATGCGTATAAAACAACCAACCAAGGTTTGTTGATTAGTGCGGATGGGGAATTAATAACACCCGCCCAGTACATTCAGAACGAGGACACGATCCAAATAAAACTAGCCAAATGAGAATGTTTATTTTATCCCTTGTCTGTATTGTATTAAGTGGGTTGGGTTACGGGTGGTTAATTGTGCATCACCCGTATGTGGCCCAGTGCATCGGAATGTCGATGGTGGGGTTGGGTGGTGTCATTTGGATTGTTGTGATGTTTAACGCAATAAAAAGGGGGCAATGAAGCCCCCCATCCTATGATATGACAAATAACAAACGGATTGTGCAAATATAGGTTTTTTGATTTATATTTGTAGGGTATTACAGTTATGTCGCAGATAACTTGGAAAAATCTTTACAACCTCATTCTTTGTTTGGCACTGCGACCGCCATTCGAAGTCTGAGGTTTTATTTTTTTATGAAATACACAACCCAAACCAGAGTAGAAAAGAATTATTGCATTATTGAAGTTTACAGAGACCACGAATGGTGGCTTACTTACGATTTTCATTTAGACAAATTGTATTACGACAACCAAGGTAGAAACATTTATTCAGACCTTGAATGCAAACATTGGGGAACGCCCGAAAACATCCAAGAAATTGACAATTCAATTTTGAAAAACTTATTATCGAGGAACCATGTCTAAAGATCCCGCATTCCTTTTTTATTCAAGTGACTTTTTAACGGGTACGATGTTTATGGACAACGACCAGGTTGGAAAGTTTATTCGATTGATGTGCGCCCAACATCAAAAAGGTAGGTTAACCAAAAAAGATATGTTAAAGATATGTGTCACACATGACGAAGATATATTTTCAAAGTTTGCCGTGGACGAGGCGGGTTTGTATTACAATGAAAGGTTGGAAGAAGAAGTAACCAAACGAAAGGCTTATTCTGAATCAAGGCGTAATAATCGTAAAAAGAAAGAAGATGTGAATGACATATCTTTATCATATGTTCCACATATGGAAAATGAAAATGAAAATGAAAATGAAGTTAAAGATGAAGTTAAAGATAAACCAGTTGATAAACCAAAAACAACAAAGGTATTCACCAAGCCAACCATTGATGAGATTGCGGTTTATATGGATGAAAAAGGAATGAATAATGTTGCAGAGCGTTTTTATCATCACTACGAAGCGAAAGGGTGGAAAATTGGAAAAGAACAAATGAAAAATTGGAAATCATGTGTTATCACTTGGAAGGATGGTAACTTAAAAACCGCCACGGCGACACAACCAACACAAAAAAGATTTAATATCGCGGACTATGAATGACAATATCGAGGATTACATCTTGGGGCAATTATTGTATTACCCCCAAGCCCAGGCACTTTTGCCACGCATCAAGCCCAATTGGTTTGATGGAGTTTTACACAAACACATCGTGGAACAAATGATTGAAAAGTATTTTAACAACGATCCAATTGATTACATGAGTTTGTCCAAAGGTTTAACACGGGAACAAATAGCGTGGATGGTCCGCATTGGAAACGATGTTTATCACGCATTCAATGTGCCATCGTACTTACCCAAGTTGGAACAAAAGTTTTTGAAAAAACAATTCATCGAGGAAATTGAAAAGTTGGATTTTGCAACCGATTTGCCAAACTTGATTACACAGACCCAAAATGTAATTGACAACACACAGTTCACAACGATACACGACCCCGAATCCATCCACAAGGTGAGTGCCAAGGCATTGGATAACATAACCGAAGCCATTGCCCGTGGTGTAAGCATAACGGGTAAGCCAACGGGGTGGAAATCATTGGATCGGATATTGGGTGGATGGAACGCGGGTGATTTAATCGTCATGGCGGCAAGACCAGGAATGGGAAAGACGGCATTGGCCTTATCGCTTATTTATGAATTTGGCAAGTTGGGTGGCAAAGGTTTGATTATCAGTTTGGAAATGAGTTCCGAGCAATTGGCAAAAAGATACTTTTCATTATTGACCGATATTGTAAATTGGAAGATACGAAACGCCACATTGCGGGAACATGAAATTACCCAATTGTGTGAATCGGTAAACAAAAGCGATGTGGAGTTTTTTGTGGATGAGGAACCAAACGCATCAATCCAACAAATAAAATCAAAGGCAAAAATCCACAAAGCCAAACACGGGTTGGATTTATTGGTCATTGATTACATTCAGTTGATGAAGGGATCAAAGCAAAACCGCGAACAAGAAATTGCCGAGATATCACGCGGGTTGAAATTGTTGGCAAAGGAATTACAAATCACGGTTATCGTATTGGCCCAGTTATCACGGAAGCCAGAAGATAGGGCAGACAAACGCCCCATGTTAAGTGACATTCGGGAATCGGGTGCGATTGAGCAGGATGCGGATGTGGTTATGTTCCCCTTCCGACCCGCTAAATACGAAGCAATGCAACCCGAAATCGAGGATGCGGAATTAATTATTGCCAAGAACCGACACGGGGAATGCAGTATCATCCCAACCACATACATCGGTAACCGCACTTTGTACAAAGAAAATATCGAACCAAAAATTTCATCACCTTTTGAATTTTGAAATTAAAATAGTATAATTGTATCGACAAATGAAAATGGATATCAAACAAACGGTGATTGACTTGCTAAGGCAATACACCGACTTCAAAGACAACGACCAACAATTGGTTGCATGGTATTGGAAATTGGAAATGGAAGCGATGGGATACCCATCATCCAATACCACCGCGATGAACTTCTTAAAATTAATGGCCAATGGGCGGTTAACATCCTCCGACACCATTACACGGGTTCGTAGGTTGGTGCAAGAAGAAACACCCGAATTGCGTGGTAAAAAGTACGATGAACGCCAGGCAAAACAATCACAAGTTAAAAAGGATTTAGGATATTGATATGACAAACAATAAACAACAGACGGCAGTGGATTGGTTCTTAATTGAATGCGGAAAATATGGTGATACTGCACAAATTCCAGATGAAGTAATTAAACAAGCCAAAGAAATGGAGAAGGAAAGAATTGAAACTGCATACAACAAAGGAACAGTTCATGGAATTGATTATCCTGAAAGTACACTACCAATAACTGGTGAACAATACTACAACGAAACCTACGGAGGAGGTGAGCAATGACAAACAATAAACAACAAACGGCAGTGGAGTGGTTGTCGGAAACTTTGAGATTGGCAAACAAGGAGGCATACGCTGAAATTTATGATGACATCAACAAAGCCAAAGAAATGGAAGCGATTGGAAAGGAAATGAGTTATGACGATGGTTATGCGGAGGGTTATAAACGGGCATTGGATTACATGACCATGTCAATTAAAAACGCAATTGAAACAAAATAATGTTAAACGAAGAAATTACACCCATAGACCAGTTGATTGAATGGTTACAGATAAACCACGACATCACCATCCCAACGGATTTATTCCACGAATTAAAACGGGATGAAAAAATACACGCCCAATGGTGGTATAACAAAGGATTCACAAAAGCCAAATCAATCTATTTAGACGGGGAATGAAACACCTTGAAAGCCGTATGCAAGTGCAATGTGTAAAGTGGTTTCGACTACAATACCGCCAAATGGGGGATTTATTAATCCATGTTCCTAATGGCGGATCACGCGATTTGCGAACGGCCCAAAGGTTAAAAGCGGAAGGGGTTATCCCAGGGGTTTCGGATTTGGTGTTGTTTATGCCCAACCTAACCCACCACGGGTTATTCATTGAGTTAAAAATCAAACCGAATAAACAATCCGAACATCAAAAGAAGTGGCAATTGATGGTTGAGGCCATGAATTACAAATATGTGTTGGTATATTCGTTTGATGATTTTATTGTGCAAATAGAAAGTTACTTTGATAACGCTTAACGATATCGCCAAACGCCACATTGAATGGATTAAAATAGCCAAATACTTAGGTGCGAATCGTGATGAGGTCGATGATATGGTACAAACGATGTATTTGAAGTTGGGGGAAATACAAATCAAAGAGGGTTCGCTAAACAGATTCGCCAATTACAACGGAACCATCAATACCATCTATCTTTTCAAAATGCTACACAATGCGTTTATAGACATCAAAAGGGCGGAAAACAAGACAATACCACACCAAGACCAATTCAACCCCGTAGAAAGCCCCGAAATGGCTGAAATGGCCCACATGGACTTGATGGGTGAAGTAAAGAAAGCAATTGACGACCTTCGCGATTATGACCAGATGTTATTGGAACTGCATTTTGTGTACGGACATTCGATGCGTGACATTGAAAAAAAGACGGGCATTCCAACCCATAGTGTATTTAACTCAATCAAAAACGCGAAACAATTTATCAAACAAAGAACAACGGTAAAATATAAAATTTATGCAGAAGAAAAACGAAACACGGAAGAAGTACACCGAATCACGACCATCCATCGGGGTGGGGGATACGATAGCGAAGGTGACCAAAGCCACGGGGATTGAAGCCCTTGTGAAATTTATTGGAGGGGAAGATTGTGGATGCACAGAACGAAAGGAAAAATTAAACAAGATATTTCCTTATCGCAAACCATTGTGTATGACAGAACATGAATACGAATGGTGGACATATTTTAAGAGTGTAAATAGCACAACATTGGCCCCAATGGAAGCCGACAAAATCGCGGTGATGTGGTCACGCATATTCCAAAGTAAAAGAATCCAAAAGCCATGTTCATGCAACCCAAAGGCATGGCAAAACATGATAAACGAGTTAACCCAGGTGTATGAAACTTACGAGAAACCTTTGTGATTGTTGTGACCACCACAAAGAATCAACAAAAGAACTTATCAACGAGTTGGGGCCAAACATTGAACCCAACCAAATTTATATGTGTATAAAATGCAGACAGAAATTTCAAGACCGAGCAAAATGGGGGCCGTGGTTACTCGCCGCCAAAAACTTGCAAAGCAATACGCCATAATTATTTTACGCGAGGACATGGCAATGACATGGGAAAAGGTAGGCAAAGCCATGGGAATGAACCCACGCGTTTGTAATGAACTATATTTGAAAGCCATCAAAGATGAAACCTTGGACAAAGATTTATTTAGATTACTTTGGGTATGATAAAAAAGAAATTATGAATACTTGGAAAAAAATATTAAATGTCAAAGGGGATTATGAGGTTAATGAACTTGGTGATGTCCGTGTTGTATTAAAAGATAAACGCCAGAGAAGTGGCGAGTATCGAATGTTAAGTGGATCTATTTATAACAATGGATACATTTATTACAAATTAGATAATGCAATTAGATTTTCAAAGCATAGATTAATTGCAATGTATTTTATTGACAACCCATTAATGAAATCACAAGTCAATCACATAGATGGGAATAAATTAAATAATTCAATAACCAATTTGGAATGGGCAACACCAAAAGAAAATGCCATTCATGCTTGGGCAATTGGTTTGCAAAAAGTTAGTGAATATCAAAAGCAACAAGTCATTAAAAGACAAAATAAACAGACATTGGATTTGAGAACGGGAGTTGTTTATGATAGTTTGAAACAAGCGTGTGAATCCGCAAATGTAAACACATCAAGTGTTCGGGTGCGATTGCATAAAAATACCGAAACTAGATTTTTATATGTATAAAACTAAACAAATGATAATTGAAATTAAGAAAATATCGGAATTAACACCCGCCCCGTATAACCCCAGGGAATCAACGGAAAAACAAGAATCGCAGTTAAAACAATCCCTTAAAAAATTCGGAGTTGTTGAACCAATTATTTACAATAAACAAACGGGGTACATTGTCGGTGGGCATTTTAGGGTAAGGGAGTTGCAAAAATTAGGGTACACCGAAATCGAATGTGTTATTGTGGATTTGTCGGAGGAAGATGAAAAGGAATTAAACATTAGATTAAACGCAAACACGGGTCAATGGGATTGGGATGAGTTAGCAAACAACTTTGAGTTGGAGGACTTGAACGATTGGGGTTTAGAGGTTCCAAACATGAAACACGAATTGGAAGCCGAGGAAGATGATTTTGATGTTGATGCGGATGGCATTGAAACCGATATTGTGTTGGGTGATTTGTTTGAGATAGGCGAACACCGATTGTTGTGTGGTGATTCCACAGATAGTGATGCGGTTGCACGATTGATGGATGGGCAGAAAGCGGATATGGTGTTTACCGACCCTCCGTATAAAATAGAAACCGATGGTGGCGCAAAAGGAGATATTGGCAAGGCGTTAAGAAAGCAAGGAAAAGACATTGAATTTATTGCGGAATTCAATCCTTTGGAATTTTTACAAATTTTACCATTGGTATTTGATAAAAATATGAATGCGTATATTTTTTGCAATAATGAGTTATTGCCAGATTATTTAATTTGGGCAAGAGATGCTGGGTATTCATTTAATGTTTTAATTTGGAAAAAGCCAAACGCAATACCCATTAATTCAGCGCACAGACCAGACATTGAATATATTTTGTTATTTCGCAAATCATCAATTTGGAATTATGGGTTACAAGATGTTAATTATTCAAGATGTTTAGAATTTGCAAGGGAAAGCGGATTGCACCCAACAATGAAGCCAATTGAATTAATTGCAAATGAAATGAAGATAAGTTCCCACGCAAATAGTTTGGTGTTTGATTTCTTTTTAGGTAGCGGATCAACAATGGTTGCATCACACCAACTTAAACGCAAATGTTATGGAATGGAACTTGACCCAAAGTATTGCCAAGTGATTATTGACCGAATGAAAAAGTTAGACCCCACAATTAAAATTAAAAGAAACGGAGTTGAATTATGAAAGCATGGAGAGAAACCAACCGAACCACCCCCATCGATAATGAATGGGTATTAATTGACACCAAACAAATAGGGTACATAATGGAAGACCAATGGTATTTGGCACACGATGATTCCCCAATCGCCACACCATTTATGTGGATGCCCATTCCAATTTTACCTTTTGATTGATTTGATAAAGATTTGAAATTATGCCAAACCCAGAAAACATAATTCCACCAAAGCCAGGTGAGGTAAGGAATCCCAACGGGAAACCCAAAGGAACAAAGAACCGAAGCACCATTGCACGAAAGTGGTTGGAGGTAATGCAAGACACCAAAAACCCCATCACGGGTGAATTAGAAAAACTAAGCCAGGAAGATTTAATCACACTTGCAATGATACACAAGGCAAGGAAAGGTGATGTGGGTGCGTACAAACAATTGATGGATTCGGGATTTGGAATGCCCACCCAACAAATTGATGTTACCACGGAAAAACCAATCTTCAACGGCATTGATTTGGATGTGAAGTAATGTTGCAAACCACGACCGCCCAGAGTAAAATTGCCAACCTGCGGAAGCGGGTTAGAATCGTGCGTGGTGGAACATCGAGTTCAAAAACATTCAGTATCATTCCGATGCTTATCACATACGCGGTGCAAAACGCAAAGTGTGAAATTAGTGTGGTATCGGAAACCATCCCGCATTTGCGAAGGGGTGCAATCCGTGACTTTCTAAAAATTATGGACATGGTGGGAATGTTTGATCCGAACAAATGGAACAAATCATCATTGACCTACACATTCAGCAATGACAGTTACATTGAATTTTTTAGTGCAGACCAACCTCAAAAATTAAGGGGTGCAAGGCGTGATGTTTTATTTGTAAACGAGTGCAATAACATAGATTGGGAATCATACTACCAAATGGCAATTCGTACGCGAAAGTTTATTTATTTGGATTATAACCCCGTTGCGGAGTTTTGGGTGGATAGTGAATTAATGAACGACCCCGATGCGGAAATGATTGTACTCACCTACAAGGACAACGAAGCGTTGGATAAATCCATAGTAACGGAAATCGAAAAGGCACGGGATAGGGCAACCACATCAAATTATTGGGCTAATTGGTGGCGGGTATATGGACTTGGTGAGATTGGAAACTTGCAAGGGGTTATATTCAGCAATTGGCAAACCATTGACACCATTCCCGAGGATGCAAGGTTGCTTGGCATTGGTGTGGATTTTGGGTATACAAACGACCCCACGGCAATTGTAGCCGTTTATGAATACAATGGTCAAAGAATAATAGATGAGGTGGCATATCGCACGGGAATGCTTAATTCAGACATTGCAAAGGCCTTACCCAACTTTGTACCCGTTTATGCGGATAGTGCGGAACCGAAATCAATTGATGAAATAAAAAGATACGGCATTAGAATCAAGGGAGTAACCAAGGGTAAGGATTCCATCAATTACGGAATACAGATTATGCAATCACAATCGTATTTAATCACATCCACATCCACCAATTTAATCAAGGAGTTGCGGAATTATTGTTGGGATAGCGATGCCCAGGGGCGAAGCATGAACAACCCCATTGGCACAGACCACGGAATTGATGCGTTTCGCTACGCGGAGATGATGATGTTAGGTATCAAAAGTAATTTTGGAAAGTACGATATTCGTTAATTGTTTATTACTTGTTTATTTGTACCTTTGTGAAGGCAAATAACATGGAAAATATCAAATTGGATAAAGCAAAGTGTGAAATACGGAGTTGTAAATTCAGCGATATCCGACACATTTTTGAGGAATTTCATTACAAAAAAGGTGCAATGGGAGGGGGCATTAGTATTTGTTTTGCCATGTTTATTGATGGTGGGTTAGTTGGTGGAAGCGTAATGGGTAAACCCAGGCACGAAAAGAAATATCAAAATTGCATTGACATTCGGAGAATGGCGTGTTTAGACGACGCCCCGTGCAATAGCGAAAGTTGGTTTTTATCACAAATAATTAAATGGTGTGCGAGTAATACCCAATATGATTATGTTCTATCTTATAGCGATAAAACGGTTGGACATAACGGGACAATATACAGGGCAGCCAATTTTAGAAACATCGGGGAAACTACACCAACCAAGTATGTTGAATGGAATGGTAAAACATACCACCCAAGAAGTTTAAGCATAGAAAGACCTTATTCGTACAATCTAAGGGATGCAGTAAAAATTGGTGAAGCCATAGTGCATACGGGGTTACCAAAAACAATATGGTTGTATGAAATAAGTAAAAAATTAAAGCGTAAAAATAAAATTGTAAAAGAGTTTAACCAAGTAAGCGAACAATATAAACTATTCTGATATGACAAGCCATTACCAACAATTACACTTACAACGACAAGAAATTAAACGACTGCGATTATTGTTAGTGCAGATACAAAGCGAAGCCCTAACCAAAATCCAATTGTTAAAGCGTGAAATAATAAACCCACGGGTTGATTTTAACGATGCACCCAACCATTGGAAGGAGGTTTTACGGGCGGTTTGCACAGTATCCGAATTAACCCCCGATGAAATACTTTGCCCATCACGGAAACGGGCATCGTTATACGCCCGTCACATGTTCAACTTTATTTGCAGAAAAAGATTAGGGATGCCGTGGGCAGAAATTGGTCGGATCATCCACCGCGACCATTCAACGGCAATCAATTCTGTAAACGAGTTTAGTAACATTTTACACACCGATAAGGAGGTGCAAAGGCAATATGCCAAAGTGTGTGTGTTGCTCAATGAAGCGTTGGAATAACAAAGCGGGGTTTGGTCGTTTTATAATTAATGATTGAATCAAAAACCATATTAGTACCCACATCGCTTAAGGATGTAAAGTTGCATCAAATGTTGGCGTATCAAGGTCTTAAAGAAGACATGGAAGATACCCAACGCCAATTGGAAGCGGTATCAATTTTTTGTGAATTGACAATGACCGAGGTCATGGCCATGCCGTTTGATGTATTACAAAAGGCGGTCGAACGCATCACATTGATGTTGACAGAACAACCGACATTCACGCCCAGGTTCAAAATGGATGGCGTTGAATACGGGTTTATTCCAAACTTGGATGATATGTCGGTGGGTGAGTTTATAGACATTGAAACATACACAAAGGAAACGCACGATTTGTGGAAGGTGATGAGCGTGTTATATCGCCCCGTTACCCATAGCGGGCAGAACGGAAGGTATGAGGTTGCACCCTATTCGGCAAACCTTGTCACGGGTTTCAAGGATTTAGATTGCAACACCGCATTTGGGGCAATGGTTTTTTTTTGGAGTTTAGGAATCGACTTACTGAATTCTATCCAGAAGTATTTGGAGGTGGAGATGGCACCGCAGATGAAAACCGCCTTACCAAAAAATGGGGATGGTTTGGAATGGTCT